AGTTACGAGCACACATTGGGCACTTGGCTTGACAGTTGGAAGTTAGTTCGAGGTGTAGGACTTTAAGTTCTTTATATTGGTACATATTATATTGGAGCGGCCGGGGGATTCGAACCTCCATCTCTAATTGGGGTATTAGTGTATTCCTGTCTACTACTAGCCGCATTGATTAGTTCAACTAATTTGTTAAACATAATTTCGTTACCTTCTGCATTAATACAGTTATCGGATTCATTAAATCTAACAGAATATCTAGGGTCATAATAAAACTTATGTAATTCATTATCTACTATGCCCGAGGTAAACTTAAACCAATCAGGCATTCCGTGTTTTTCTAAACAATGGACAACGGGTATTTGTTTACAAGTTAGATACTGATCAATCTGTATGAGGGCTCCGTGATATCTATTGCGTTGTAAGTCTGGATGATACAAATACTTTTTGTTTAGAACTAACGTATCAATTAGTTCTTCATAATCAGTTGGCTGCCATTCTATTTTTTCTTCTTCTAACCAAGTTTTAAATGTTAGTAGATCTTCTTCATACCATGTTTTGTTATCCGGACTAGTGAATTTCTTTAGCAATACATTCTTATCTAACGAACTAACATCTCTGTTTAGTGATGGTACAAACACATGCATTGGATCAGCATGAAACACAATAGCCACATCAACTTCTTTGGTTTTCTTTAATTCAAATAGAATACGCTCTTCTGAGCCTGCAGGACAGCCTGTATTAACTATTTTAGCATCGTAGTGATCTTGCAGCCTCGTGACAAACGAATGTGGTTGCTTTCTAAACCACTGTGCTACACTATTTCCGTATATACCAATTTTCATTATTCAAATATTTATGGTGTTGACTGTAGGCCTATAAATAAAATTATGAGCTTACAAACTACAGCAAATCTTTTTCCTATTCCAATTTCCGTATTCCAAGTACCTCCCGTATCGCAGGAAGTTTTGGATTTTGTAAAACAAGTTCCATATCAACCTTATCCTAGCGAAGACAAATATGAACTTGATATTTCTACTTCGTTCCAGGTGTTAGATGATTACCCAAAACTTGAATCACTTAAATCTGCTGCACTAGTAACGGCTTCGCAATACTGGCACGATATACTAGGTGTTGCATCTAACTACGGTATTACAATTAAGAATAGCTGGATTTGTAAGCATAAACATAATAACTTTAATGCTGCTCACATACACAACGGTTGTTTATTTGTCTGCACCATATACTTAGATACTGATTCCAACTGCGGTAATATAGTATTCAAAAAGAATCTACATTACTTAAATCTATTTCCAGAATTAGTGCATCTTGATTACGATACTCACAATCTAATCAACTCTAAAACATATTCAGTAACACCAACAAACAATATGGCAGTATGTTTTCCTGCACACTTAGAACACTATGCCGAGCCAAATCTCAGCGGCAAGGATCGATATTGTTTAACTATTGATTTCTACACAGAAGGAATGAAAACTTCTGTGCCTACAACAACACCTTAATAATATTCAGTTGATGTTGTTTGGTCGTCAATAGAACTAAACGGACTGCTAGCACTACACATCTTAATACATACTTCCGAGTCTTTGTCTTTCCACTTCTTTGCCCAAATAGTTTGCCACATATCAGATTCTATCAAATCTTTAATAGTAACTTTGGTAGTATCTAAAGCATCAAAGCCGCCCATCTCATTAACTAACTTAGTAAAGCTAGCATTCAATCCATACCCGGCGTCGTAGTTAGATACCGAGTCATATACATTATGTTCTTTGTAGTATTCTTTGTTGTATTCTATGTTTAAGAATGTTAGTGATCCTAGTATACAACAAGGAAGTGTTATATAGTTTGCATCAATGTATATTTCTTTATTCTTTTTAACATAGCAATTCATAACATCAGCTTTAGGCCATTCTCTAACATTATCAAAGTCACCACGCTTAATAAACTTAATAGGAGCAGAATCACTTGACTCAAGATAGTGTGTAGTATCTCCTTTCCTATCCAATACTTTAAAAGGTTCGTCTCCGTGTCTACGACTAGTCTTTAGTGAAAAGGATTTAAAGCCTAAGTCTTTGGCTCTTTGTCTAGCTTCTTCAACCTGATGTTGATTGTGTTTAAATTGTATGAACTGCCAAGTGGCATACCCGCCTGCTTTGATATATGCTTTAGCGTGTTTGATAACTAAATCGTATTGCACTCCTACTCTATACAAGTGATTAGTATCTTCCAACCCATCAAGTGCAAATACTACATTATGTCGTTCAGGCAACACGGATGCCAACTCTGTCCAAAACTGCAAGTTCCTTGCACCACCGTTGGTAAAGACACTAATATGAACATTGGGATTAGTGGCCTTTACATACTCGCACATTCCTATTAGATCTTTATTGAGTGTAGGCTCTCCTGCTGTGCCTGCAAAGTCAATAGACTGTATCTGCATCAATACATCTTGATTGAATATCTTTTTAAAGTCATTCAGTGACCAATCGTTTAATTTAATAAGCGGATTATCTAGACCGCCGTGAATGTTTCTTGCACATAACGGACAACTGGCCTGACATCGATTAGTAATTTCTATTTGTAGAGCCTTTAGTTCGTTAAACTTAAACACTGGCAGTTCCTATAATCATATACCGTGTATATAACGGTAAAGATAGCTCGCCGGCCCATATAATATTCAAATGACTTTGTTCTTTAAAATGTTCTAAACTATTTGCAGTTCGGACATGTTCTGGTATATCATAGTTGTTACTTTGCACAACTATAAGACTATTATGTGGCATTCCACTTAACCATAAATCATAATCATCTTGTGTAATATGTTCGCAACTGGTATTGATAACAACATCAGCATCGCTCCGCACCTCACACATGTTGGCAGTAACTGCACAAAACTTACCTGCTATTTCTTCTATTTTATTTAAAGTGTTAGCAGTTTCTTCACAAGACGGATCAATATCAATACTACGAATATTTTTTACAGAGATACTAGATTGAAATAACAAACTAGCCAATACTCCATTCCATCCACCGTGAATATCAATGCTTACTGGATCGACGATAACATACGGTTTAAGATTATCAATAAGCCAAATCTTACTTTTAATCTGTCCTTTCCAAAAGGATTCCAGTGCTCGTTCGGGATTATCACTATTGCGTATAGCATCCATCCAAAAAAGAACATGGTCTAAATCTATTTGCATTTAGGTATCTTTGAATCAGCAGAGCTTACACAAGTAGGTGTGCTACATTTCTGTGCTGTCTTAAACAATTCAAATCCTTCTGTTAAAGTTCCTAAGGGAGTATCATGGCAACTATAGCCACGCTTAACTTCGTCACCTCTTATTATAACACTTTGAAACCCTGCATTGCAAGTCCATTGGTTAAACTGATTAAAGCCAAAGGCGTTAAATCTTTCCGCTTGATCCAAATAGTAATTGGTATTACCGTCTGTTAATCTTACCTGATACAAAGGTACTCCCTCGCTTGTTTGGGCAAACTCTGTACGCAAAATAGAAACTTGCACATCAGTATAACCATCTACGACGCCCGATGCTGTTTCATTACTTTGCGGCTTTAGCGTTACATTAATACCCCTGGCTTTAAATCTTTGGCAGCGTTCATATAACTCGTCGAACTGACTAGGCACCATAACTTGATTAATGGTTACATGCACACCTTCGCGAATGAGTTGCAAGCATTTGTCTGCAAACTCATCTTCTTTAGCAAACTCATGGTGGTAACTTGCCGTAATACTTCTACGCTGTAACATTTCTGTATTAGCACACCAATTCTTCCACCAACGCTTGCTAGGACTTAGATTAGTAGTCATGTGTATGCTTTGATATGTGCTCGTTGTTTCGTCTAAGTGTTTAACTAATTCTACTAACTGCTTGTATGCGGTAGGTTCTCCACCTGAAAAACTCCACGCAAACTTATTGTATCCGTTTGCTCTTGCCTGTTGTTTAATACTATCTATTGTAGATTTATATAATTCTAAGGGTTGATGATCTAGTTTATCACTACGAGCATACGGCCAGCAGTAACTACACTTATAGTTAC